ACCACAGGGCTTGACTTTAAACTGGAGGCTATATGCATTCCATCGAGAGACTTTACCGTTATGACCGCGGTATCGTAACCATTGGTGGGCCTCGGTCAAAGGCTATCGTCCTGTACGCTTTAAAACGCGTACTAGAGTCGCAGGGGCTCGAACTGGATGATGGCATCGACAACAAATCCGTCTGGTCAACGGAGGCGTTGTTCGAGCGGCTGGAGGAGTTTGGCCAGCCGTTGCGGCTTGAGGTGGATAAGCATCAGTGGGCCTGGGCGTATAAGCAAACGCTTAAAGCGTTCGGGTGCAGAGGACAGAAACTGAGTATTCTGCGAAGTGAGGAGGACTTCCTTGACGCGATAAAGCCGTCAAAGTCGGCGGGACTCCCCACTCTGCGGAGGAAAGGTGAAGTCTTCAGACAAGAGCTAAAGCGCATGCAGCGGATCAAAGCCGATGTGTGCGCCCCACCTCCATGTCTGGCGTTCCATCGCGTTCAGCATGGGGATAAGGGCCCAAAGACTCGATTGGTGTGGGGTTACCCTTTATCGATGACCCTACTTGAAGCCCAGTTCGCCAAACCGCTCATTGATAACTTCTTGAAAATCCAAAGTCCTATGGCTTTTGGCTATAGGAAGGCTGACCTGTGGGCACGCATTATCCCTCTCACGAGGGCAAAAAGGGTGCTTGCGTTGGACTACTCAAAGTTCGATAGCAGCGTCCACCCCAGGTTAATCATGATGGCGTTCAGTGTATTAGCGACGTGGTTCACAGCCGCAGATCGCAGAGAAGGGCGGTGGGATAAGCTGGTTCACTACTTTATTCATACCCCGATACTCATGCCGGATGGGTTCGTGTATAGGAAGCATCAAGGTGTCCCAAGTGGCAGCTACTTTACGCAACTTGTGGATAGCATCGTTAACTACTTCCTGTTGCAGTGCCTATCCTATGGTTTCGGAGGTAACACCAGTTGTCTCGTACTGGGCGATGATAGTCTTCTCGCCTTTAACATCGAAGGCGACTTCGGTGCGCTCCGTGATCCACGGATGATGATGGCCGGCGTGAGGACAGTGCTTAGTTGCCTTGGCATCACCATGAATATGGAGAAATCCCACTGCTACGAAGGCAGAGGGCGCCAGGCAATCCATTTCCTTGGCCATACATGGTCAAGAGGCTACCCACACCGTAACATGAGGGATATCGCTCGACGTGCCGTATACCCTGAGCGCTATTATCATGGCATCACCACCCACGAAGTGATTAGACAGCGCGTCTTAATGTTCCTAGGTGACGCTGTTGAAAGCTGGAAGCTGTTCCGCTCATACCTCAGTCCATCAAGACATGGGGTTTGTTCCACTGCCGGATATGGAGTAAGGGGTGAGAGTGGAGGCAGTGATATTGGGTGGTATCGCGCCTTAGAGGCTGTGGGTACTGTGGTGAAGATTAACCACAT